TACCGACTAGATCAGCAGTTACTACACCATCCTTAATAAGCGTACCATCTATAGTCACACCAGCAGTGGGAGTCCTCTCAGAGATAGTATCTGACACGAGAGCTGTAGTTGCTGTAATGGTAGCGAGAGATAGCGTATCAGAATCAATAGCTGTTGCAACATCGTTTATTGTAGATAAATTAGCAACTACAGAAGCAAGATTGGCCTTGACAGGATTAGTAGCCACAGTGGTCACATTCGCTGAGTTACCTGCAACAGTAGTCACATTATCAGCTATACCAGCTACTGTAGCTATATTAGCTGGAAGTGGTGCTGTAACCACTGTAGCTATATTAGCTGGAAGTGGTGCTGTAACTGCTGTAGTAATGTCAGATGAGATACCCGCTACAGTATTAATATTAGACTTAAAGGGTTCTGTAGTTACTATAGCAAGATCAGTATCAATAGCATCAAAGGCTGCTTCAGTAGCACTAACGATATTATTAATATCATCAGCTAAAGCAACTTCTCCTGGTACTACTGTAAGTTCAGTTGTATCAAAATATGTAGACATATATTATACCTGCGTTGATTGAAGTGAATAATCTATGGTAATATTATGTATGTTGTGTATATCTCTATACTTTGAAGCACTCCGAAAAGAGACAGACATATTAGTCCCATACCCAGTAAAGTAATAAGTATTATTAGCTATAGCACCATCGGACCAAACGAAGGAGTCCCATAGATCCTCATCCCAAACACCAGGAGCACCTGAGATAACAGCATTTAAAGAGTTAGTAGATGGCATGTTAGACTCTGAGTAGTTATATTTACTCTTTATATTAATAGTAAATCTGCTATTTGAGGACGCTTCAAACTTCATACGATGGAAGAACTTCCAAGTCCTAGGAGATCTATATCCATAATATGAGGTAGTAAGAAAAGATACAATCTCTTGACCATCAAAGGAGGTACCAGAGAACATCTTCATTACATACCCAGTAGAGTCTCCAAAGTAATAAGCATGATTCCCATCAGTTGTCCTGGACTCTGTTACACAAGTAATCTTATGCTTATATGCTACCTTAGTTATACCCTTAATTCTAGTACCTTTAAAGGTTATAACAAGACCATTAGTAGTATTGGCAGAATCAGTATAGAATAAATAGTATCTACCAGAGGCCACATCTGCTACAGAGAAAGAGATATTTTCTTGGTGTAATGCAAAAGTCTTCTGAACTTTCTTACTAACCGATTTAGCTCCGAAGTCTCCATAAGCCTGAGTAGTGGCCAGAGAGAGAATACCTTGAGCATCAGCAAAGTAAACAGTTCCTAGAATATTCTTAGCTGTATTAGGTTTAGATCCTATAGTATTGGAGAATGTATCAAGTCTAAATGCAAAATATTCATAAGCTGGATCAGTTTCATAATAAAGAAACTTAGTAGTATCTTTAGTGAAGATAGCAAATGTACCTTGAGGGGTCTCAATTATGTCTGTTACATCCCCACCTACAAAAATCTCTCCAGCGGTATTAGCACCTAAGAAGTCTAAAGGATCTCCAACACTAGAGAAGAAAATATGCCCATCATCATAGATAAGAAAGAGTCTATTCTTCCATATACCAAGATTCTTGGGTGCAGTAGATGGGAGATTAGTACAATTAGTAGATGTGTTATCATAGAAGGTTACTGTAGTTCCATTATAAACATAGAAGCCAGAGGTAACTCCATCAACCCAAACCATAACTTCAGCATTAGAAAACTGGGAAGAGAATCTACCATTTATCGCTTTAACTGTAGCATCCGGGTTCATAGGATCTGCTGAGGTATCTACTATAGTCCATCCCGTACCAGTAGCTTTATACATAAAGGTTTGTATTGTTACTACTTCAGCATCGTTCCTCCAAGCATAGATAGAGTCTTTATACTCATGTACTCCACTTACTGGACCTGAACAAGCTGCTCCACCTACTGTTCCAATCGCTGTTCTACGAGCTTCCCTTGTAATATCGTGTTCACCAGCTAGACCAAGATACTCCCATTCAATACTATCTCCAGGAGTATTACTATCAGGAGCGTTAAGGGTAGAACTCACATGATTAGTAAGAGCTTCAAAGATATAATCATTATAGGTTACATAGTCTCCTATTACATAAGATACTGAAGCAGCACTCCAAGCAGTAGGATCTACATCTAGGTCAATCGTACTCGCAAGAGTAGTACCATCATACCGTTCATACCCTCTAACTGATTGATATCCTGAGTAGATATCTTCTTGATCTACGTAGTTGCTACATACTATCAGTTCACCTGGATTTAGCTCAACATTGGATATTTGTTCATTCAGCCCACCTGTGAGAACAATAGCCATGGACTGCTCTCTATCTAGTTGTATTCTAGGGGATGATATAGCCATTTAAACAGCCCGCCTTAGTTTAATATGCTTACTTGGATTTTGGGATCTTAATAGTTTACCAAACATCGTATTAGCCTTTTGAGTGTAAATCTGATATAGGCCAGTATTACCTAAGAAAGCAGCGAAGTCTGCTACAGAACGATAAACAATCAAGTTGTGAAACTCATAGGGAAGAAGAGGTATGTCATTATTACCAGAGAGAGTCTCAGGAGTATTCCAATACTTAGCCACTATAGAATAATTATTATCAAGTGGATTGAAATAAAGGATATTAGTTGAAGGATCAACTGCTACTACTGAAGGAGCACCTGCTGTAGTAGTTGAGATTTTATCTTGAATGTATTGATCATAAGAGATTACTTGTAGTGGTTTAGAATCATATAAGATATTGAAAAAATCCCACTTAGCCACTGCATCTGCCGGGTCATAGGTTGAGGTTACAGTTGTTAGTGGAATAGTTACTTGTGTTTTGAGGAAATGCCATTCATCACGGTAGTTCTGTATATCTTCATAAGCAGTTTGAACATGAGCCAATAAGATAGCTTGGTATCCTGTAAGAGTTGTTAAAGAGATGATACTCCCCTGGATACCAGCAAGTTTATTAGCTTTTTGAGTAATAGCGAGGAGGTTCACTTTTCACCTATTTCTTAAATGTTTTTGGTCTTCCTGGCTTCTTAACAGCTTTCAGTTTAGAGACTTCTTTATCCAAGGTCTCCAACTCAATTATAGCTTCGGGTTCGACAAGGATATCTTCAGTAGGTCTTGCAAGCTCAAATTCTCCCTTACAAGAAATATAGTGACTCAGACGTATCCACATCTCACATCCTATGTGATTTTTCACATAAATGATATCTTCGTTATCTACATTCTTTTTTATAAACATAAAACTCCAAGAGTGCCCCGCTTTAGAATCCTAAAAGAGAGACTCTAGGGAGCGGGGCACTATTTAGATTAGATTAGCTTAAATTTCAGCAGTACCATTACAAATAACAGTAACCAAAGCCTCAGGCTTCACAACCTGCCTACCGAAGACCCAAAGAGTACGCATGTACTCACCGAAGGAAGCCTCAATAGGAAGACGATCAGACTTAGACATCTGAAGAGCAAACGAACATGCAGCCTTAGTACCAGCAATTACCCAGTCGGAATGAGTGGCAATAGTACCAGCAGCAAGGTTATTATTGACATAAATCTTCATGCCATTAAGAGAACCAATAAGGCCAGTACGAATAATACCAGTAGCATCCCCAGTAATATTAGCCTGCTTCAACTCAGAGGTTTTAAGCTTCGTAGCATACCAAGCAGGAATCACAACATAACGATCCATAGCTGGAACATTCTGCTCATCAAGAGCCTGACCCATACGAACAATAGTATCAACAGCAGCGTATCGGTTAGCAGAAGCAGACTCCGTGGAGTTACCTACAATCTGGAGAGGACCAGTGGCACCTGTATGAACTGCATCGGTACCAAAGTCAAGATTACCAGACTGAACACCAGCAGTTGCCCCCTTATTAGAAGCATGAGCACCAGTAGACATATGCAGAAGAACATTAGTGTCTACATTAATCTTCATCCTCTCAGAAGCATCCGTAGCATACATATTCATAAGATCAATATCAGACTGAACCTTATCAACATCATCTACCTGGAAGGCAGTATAGATAGCCTGGTCAATCAACATACTCAGGTCATCTTTAGATGGGATCTGATAAGTAATACCAGTCCCAGGAGCACCACCAACAGTATAAGAGTTTACCGTGATAGCTGGAGCTTGGCGAATATTAATAGTATCGCCTACATTTTTAAATTCACCCTCATAATCTATATTACAAATCTCTTTGAAGATTGTAGACGCATAGAAATCCACAAGGGTCTTCTTAGCAAAAAGAGTGGGGACATAACTAGCGGCAGTCCAACCACCACTACCGTCGTGAGTGTAATTAGTACGTGCTAAAGCCATTTTTAATTCTCCTTAAGTTTAAGGAGCTAGAGCTTATACAACCCTGCCCTCAGCAAAGGCTGTATCAAATTTTAATTCTAACTCCTGTTTGATTTTTTCTTTACCTCGATACTTTCCACGGATACAATCATTAGTAAACTTTTCATAATCACGAAATGAAACTGTGTCCGGTAGTTTCGGTTTCTGTTGCTGAGTATTGGTAGAGGTCTTAGTAGGACTAATATGTTTTTCCAAAGGATTAACTTTTTTAGCTCCTTTAAAAGTATTGAAGTAACTTGCAACACGATTAACATCACCAATAGACTGAGCTTGTTTAAAAATATACTTCCTAGTCAATCCAGACTCAACTTCTGTTCCTTCCATCCATTCAAGGAATTTAGGATCAGTATCAATCTGGTCATAATCAGGAACAAGATCACTTAATCTCTCTATGAAAGAGTTGTTAGCCATAGCTTGATTCTCTTCAGCCTTAGCCTTACGAGATTCAAGATTCTGCTTACGAGCCTCTTCCAACTGTGCCTTGAGTGGGGCAATCTGAGCATCAACAAGTTTCTGTAAA